GTTGCTTCGGAGGGTGAGATCAAATCTCACCAGCTCCGCAACACCCGCGCGGTTTGGGAGAGGACTAAGGAGGCTAGACGACCTTGGTGGTCATACTGGTGGGGCGTGTCGCATCGCCCTGTCGGTAAGACCCAGTAGGGTGGCCCAGTGGCGTTACCTGGACGGGACTGTGCACCAACACAGGCTCCTACCCCGCCCGGTTTGGAGGTAACGTACATAGTGGGAGGCCCGGAACGTCAAAGGTATACATACATGGTCGGTGCTGAACTAGCACCTGATGCCGACGTTTATTCATTTAATTCGACCATAGTCAATTTGCGCAAGGGTGTTACGGAGAGGGTGTTTTACGTGAAGAATGACCAGGGTGAGTTCGTCTCTCCCCCACGACCGGGTTCCAACCCGTGCTTTCCGGTCACACGTAAAATAGCCCGCGACAACAGAGGTGAGGGTTGCCCAATCTGCTACGAGGACTACAAGTTCGCAGAGATGGCAGCCAAGTTACCTTGTGGGCATATGTTCCACGAGAGGTGTATCGGCACGTGGGTGGCATCCTTACAGGATCAGCACCTACCCGGTACATGCCCATGTTGTCGTGATGGCGTCGGAAGCCATTTCTTAACGGACGTCGACGAATCAGTCGATGTCTACACCCAGAAGCTTGATCATCTTCAAAAACGCATTCTGGAGTTGTCGATCGGATTTTGCCCGTTGGAACGTGATTTATTTCATGAAGAGTACACGGGTAAGAAACGAGAGACATACCGGAGAGCCGAGGAATCTCTTCGCACCAAAGAGATTTCTCGCAAAGATGGGTACACCAGTAATTTCACTAAAACTGAGCGTACAGTCAAGCTAGGCGCCGTACCGCGCAATATTTCACCACGCGACCCGCGGTACAACGTCGAAGTAGGGGTTTATATTAAACCAGCTGAAGGTATCCTACTAGACGCAGTCACGAAGATGCTAGGCTCCAAGACGGTCATGAAGGGCATGAACGCCAGTCAAGTTGGAGCTCATTTTTCGCGCAAATGGGAGAGGTTTGGAGGGGATGGGCACACCGTTGCTGTTTGTCTTGACGCTTCGCGTTTCGACCAGCACGTGAGCGCCATGGCACTACGCTGGGAGCACAAGTTTTACCTTGGTCTCTGCAAAGGTGCCAGTGAGCGCAAACGCTTGGCGCGGTTGCTGGAGTGGCAGATATTTAACAAGGGTTTCGGACGCTGTAACGATGGAACCCTTAGTTATGAGATCGAAGGCACCAGATGTTCCGGGGACATGAACACTGGGTTGGGCAACTGCCTGATAGCAACTTGCCTGTTGGTGGCTTACTGCGAAGAACGTGAAATACCGTTCGAGCTGGCCAACAACGGCGATGATTGCGTCATCTTCACTCACAAGAAGTATCTTGCCGACTTCAGTCTGGGTCTGGACAAATGGTTCAGACAGATGGGGTTCAATATGGTGGTAGAGGAGCCAGTCTATGAGCTCGAGAAGGTTGTGTTTTGCCAGTCTCAACCCGTCTTTGACGGACACAGTTGGACAATGGTACGTGACCCTCGAAGCTGCATCAAGAAGGACTGCGTCTCACTTAAGCCATGGAGGAATGAGAAGGAGTACAACGCCTGGTTGGCCAGCGTTGGCATGAGCGGCACTTCCTTGGCTGGAGGTATGCCGGTTCTTGACGCCTTCTACCGTTCCTTTCTTCGCGCATCCCGAAACGCGAAGCCCCTCAACCAGGCCGATCCCTCCCTCCAAGGTGGTCTTTACTGGCAGTCGAAAGGTATGCACCGTCGTGGTCTACCTGTTTCCGACGCTGCCAGGTACTCTTTCTGGCGTGCATTTGACATTATGCCAGCAGAGCAAGAGGCCATCGAGTACGAGTATTCAATCAACACACCGTACTACTCTCCAGTCGATTACTCACCGGAATCTCTGCCGGTACACCGACATAACCTTCTTCTTTAGTGAACCCATTTGGGATTAGGGCGGAGCTACCGTCAACATAAAGCCGCAGACGGCCCTGCGATAACAAACAGCAATTGGGTCGATGTACATAGAGGACCAAAACTGTGACCCCTTCGGGGCGACGCAAAATTTCAGTGCTAAACAAAACGCCAAGAGACTGCACGGCTCCGCGTTTCCTCTATCGTTAGAGACAAGCGTATACATCGATGTACAGTCCCCGTTTGTGGTTCGGGGGTCCAAGACTTACCACTATTTCCAGTACATAATTTTCACAATTTCTAACCTAACTCTCAACTTTTACAGTGCGACAGTTATCATTCGTTATGCCTCCCAAGAACCAAGTAGCCAAGCAAATCCAGCAGCGCAAGCAGCAGGGACAAAAGAAGAAGGGGAATGGCCAAAGCCCCCGATCCCAGTACGTTCTCGCACCCCAGTCGCGCGCAGTAAGAGCAGTAGTACCCAGTGCGAAACGCAACCAGGTACTGGCCCTAACAGTAGCGCGACCAGTGGGAACGAGCGGCGCCTGGGCCCAAGAATTCACTTTACACCCGACATCCATCCCCTGGCTCGCCCAGATAGCCCCCTCCTACCAGAAGTGGGGTTTGCAAAACCTCCGCGTCTGGTACGAGCCGGCGGTGGGGACGAACACCAGCGGGATGGTGTCGATGGCAATTCTATCGGATTTCAAGGACGCTACCCCGATATCACTCCAGTCACTCACATCGGTGAGCGGAGCGATCAGGGGAGCTCCATGGGACAAATTCACTCTATCCTCCCCAAAATATCGAACCTACGACTACGTAAGTGATTTCTCCGGTCTCACGACCGAAGACAAGAACGCACGTGCAGCCGGTAGGATCGTTGTGTTGACGGATATGAACTCTTCTTCCTCGCCTGAGGGCGAGACGATCGGCAGGATCTTCCTCGAGTACACCCCGGTTCTCGTTGATCCTGTCGATCCGACACTGCAATAGGTTGCTGGCCCGGTTGATCCCAACTCGCCCGGGCCTACAGTCCCGTATCATGCCTCTTACGACCTCTCTCGCTCTTTTCGAAGCCCTCACCCCACCGACACGGGTGACTTCTTGGGCATCGGGGGTCAGTCCACTTTCG